CTCCCACAAGGCCTAAGCCTCGCCAGCGATCTAAACCGCTGGCCACCACCCAAGCTTCATGCTGACGCGCTTGGGGCGTCCAGAACGCTCTAAGTGCCTGTCATCCTGACTCACAGGTGGTGCCCATGAGGGAGATGAGTAAGGCTGGTCATCCCGTAAACGGGACAACTGACCTACGCTCATCGTGCCGGGCCAATACGAGGGTATATCGCCAACATAGCTGTTGGCATTCCCTTGCATATTGGACTCCAGCTTGAGTAGACACTTAAGCAAGGCACCGTAGTCCCCCAGCATATCTGCTGGGGCTTTGGCCTGTACAACATAGCCCCGAACTTGAGGGCTAAACAGGTACGGGTGCATCCTACCCTGATCAGGTTTGGATGAGACCCTGCCCAACACCGGTGAAGCTGGCCCTACCCGAGGGAAGTGTTTAAGTATTCCCAGGAGTAGGTTATCCAGCCAATCGACAACGCTCGGCATCCAGAGTAGGTTGCGGAGCGCGACGGTTGATATCACACCGGTAGCGTCTGCCATCGTGGTCGGTAACGCTTGTCTGACCTTGACGATTGAAACGTCATGGCCATCAAAGTATTCCTTCCCACAGGACTCCCTGAACCTTCCGGTCCAGAAGGACTTGTGCAGACCAACACGAGCACCAAAATGCTCGAGAGTCTGTACGATGGTACGCACATGATCCACGGGGACAATCAGATCATCCCCATAGACACGCACCGACCCCGAAAGCGATTCAATCAACTTTCGGGACAGCGTTACGTTGAGCGACTTCTGGATCCCAAGAAAGATGAGGGTCGTAAAGACCATCGCCTCAACCGGGAAACAGAGCGCTGAACCCATAGACGCGTACTTGGCAAGGCGAACAACACCATGCCCAGGCACGTCTGCCCGTCTAGAACGAGTGGCATCAATGGCCTCGGATAAATGAGGCCAGCGAGAGACCATCCGCCGGACGAGCTGATTGGAAACGCGATCAGAGGCTTCACTCAAATCGAGTGTCGCCGTCCTGCCATCAGCAGAACCTTGACGAGCAAGAAGCTGATTAGGCTCCTGATCATCAAACCCGATCAGCTTACCGAGGAGTTCATCCCTCGAATAAGCTGCAAGAAACGATCGCAAAAGGCCTTGCTGCATGTATTGCATACAGGCTGGCTCGATCGCAATGATTCGGGGCGTTTTCAACGTCTTAGGAACGGCGATGACCTTCACGGGCATCTCCGCACCAGGTTCGAGGACGTTCACCTTATCCAATACATCAGTAAAATGATGGTTTGGAATAAGGTACTTGTCGAGTGGAAACACTCGATCTAGTCGGCTGGTCCAGGTGAGCTGGCGGTACTTACCATTGCTGGTAAGTTTATCCGCTGTAGCACCCGGTCCATGCTTCGGGAGGATATTCCCATAAAAGACATCTCTGTCCATTTGGGAAAACACTTCTCGAAAAAGCAAATCCGAAATACGCTGAAACTCATTGAGATCGTCTTCAGTGAGCAAAGCATCGGACTGCCGGACGTCC